GCAATAACTAAATAATCAACTGTCAAAGGTGGCAATGCAGCCCCAGCAAAAAACCCTAATAACAAATTAGGCAATTCCGCCCACCACGATCCAAGAGTTTGCAGCAATCTTTACGCAACTAGCTGCTTTTTTTGTTGCAAGTGTTGGTGATGCCGCAACTGCTCCTGCTGATGTAACTGTTGTTGTTCCTGATGTAACTGCTTTAATAGTTGTCGTTCCTGCACCTTTGCAATAAACGTTTAGTACTGTGCCAGTTGGAAATGCAACTGATGCATCTGTTGGGATAAGAAAATCATTTGCGCCAGCGTTGTCCATTGTTACGACTTTGTTTAATCCATCTGCTAATACAGCTGTGTAAGTTGCGCCAGTTTGTGCATTGATTGCAACACCCTTAAAGGAGGTGTCGATTGCTCCAGCAAGGGTTCGGATCGCTAATGCGCCATCTTTGACCAGATCTGTATCGTCTGGGGTTTCCCACCCAAAGTTGCTTGTGTTTGCCATTTTAAGAAATTACTCCTATCGCTGTCTGCCAGGTAATTGTACCTGATAATGTGTTCCATGCCTCGGATGCATTGACCTCATTCCATTGTTGGAATATGGCTGAGAACTCTATTGGGCTGAGGTTGATGGTCAGGTATAACTCGTTAAATGATGTGCTCCATGACCAACCCTCTACATAACCTTCAAAACGGCCTCCAGAGGCTATTTGAGGCGGTAAATCGGTGATGGTGAGAGGTTGACCCATGAACACTCCTAAAAGGTGATCTCGGTCTGTATCGTCTAATTCTGGGTTTGTAATTGGGAATGTGATGCTGTCAAATACTGGGTAAGGATAGGCTCGAAGATCCAGGTATCGATTAGCAATGTTTTCTGCATCTGATTGATTCTTGATGCTTGAGTTAATGCTTTCTGATTTGTATCCATAAATCGAAATGCTTGTGGCATCTAAAGCAACTTCTAAATCGTTAAAATTGTTGCCATAGTTAAGGGCTATATCGTTGCGGATATTTCCTGCCTGGGTTGTAGTTGTTAATCCTGCTCCAATTGCTGTGTTTGCTGAAACCTCAATTGCTCCATTTGCAGCTATGTAATTTTGGCGATGGTCTTGATCTGCATAACCGATGTTGCCAGCACTGTCCTCATACAAATATCCAAAGGCTGAATTGGCTATCTGTGAAGCGATGTTGTAAATCGTATCTGTAGCAGATCCACGATTGACCATTTCATATTGACCAGGTTGATCTATCTCGCCAAGTCCTAGATTCTCAGCAGTTGCCCATGTTTGTGTTGCATCATAGGTTGCCCATGTTTCTGCAGCTGATACGCCAACCCAGTCGCCTAATAAGAATTCTGTAAGCAAGGTATAAATCTGATCTCCGTCAAACTCTGATGTCAATACGCCTTCGCTGATAGTTTTAGCCAATCGAGCAAGGGAACCCATAGCAATCAAGTTGTATGAGTAAACTTTGCCAACTGATCCAGTAACGCTTACTGTGGTAGTTATGTCTGTGATGTTGCCACCAAAGAGAGTTACATAAGTGTCAGTGCTATCTTTGACTTGCAAGGTTAATGAATCATTAATATCAAATACATAGTTTTCTTCTTCTAAGGCAACTAAAGCAATTTCCATGTATGACGGGTTTGGCTGGATATAAATATCATCACGACCAGATGCGTGAGATATATCTGCAATTGCTACGTTTGAATAATTAACGCCATTAACAAGCAATCGCCATTCAGGCGTAAAATCACTCATTACTGGAATCTTCTAATACTTGCACCATCAAGTGCCGGGATTGATCTGGCTGATGATTTAGTTAATACCTTTGCAACCGCTCTAGCTGCGCCTTCTGAATCTACTGCCTTGACTGTAATGTTATTAGTTACACCTGCTCTAGCAGTTGGGTTTCTATCCAATCCAGTGCTTGACGGCACACTCGGAACTGATTGACCAAGCATTTGTCCAGTAAGTGATGGGTTTGGAATGTAGCCAATATCTGCACCTGGCTTAACAACGTTAATAACTCTAATTGCTTGATTAGCAAATTCAACTAATACTCCAACGGCTTCTCTGATAAATGTAATAAATCCTTGAACAATTCCAATAACACCAGTTACAACTTTGCCAAAGGTTTCAAATCCTTTTTGGCTTTCAGTTAATCCTGCACTTAGTCCTTCATCTCCAGTTAATCCTGCAATAAATGCGTTTAATGCTGGAATGCCTGAATCGTTTAAGAATCCAATAAATCTTTCAACTGTAGGCAATAAAGCAACGCCTAGTGATTCTTTGGCTTCATCGAATGCAACCTTTAAACGATCAATCTTGCCCTGGAATGTTTCAGCATTAGCAGCTGCTGCGCCACCATATAATTCTGATAACTTTGCCTGAATTTCTGTAAATGATAATGTGGCTAATTCTGCTTTAGATAAGCCAAGTCCTAATCTGCCTAATGATGTTGTGTTGCCATCCTGGGCACGACCTAATGCATTGGCTACTGATTCAAGGTCTTTGCCTGATGCTTTGCTGATGTCTAATGCAAGGGATAACAACTTTTGCGCTTCTACTGTATCTTTTGTAGATACTGCCAATCTCTGTAATGCTGGACGTAGTGCATCATCGGCAACGCCAGTGGCAAGGCTAGTCTGCAGGATCATGTCCTCAGTAGCCTTTATTTGGGCATCTGTTGCCCCTGTGGCAGCCTTTAAGGCATTGGCTAACCTAAGTTGCGCTTGCTCATCTTCGATTGCTGCTTTAACGCCATCAACGGCTAATTTCGTGGCATAACCTGCTGCTGCAACTCCAGCTGCTGCAAAGGCTAAAACTGCCTTCTTACTAAAGTCGCCTATCTTGCTTGAACTCTTTTGAACTGTATCGTCGGCTTGATCTAGTTTCTTTTTAAGATCATCAATATCAGCAAGGATCGATAACTTTAACGTGCGATTATCTCTTGCCATTATGTCCACTCCTTAAGAATGCGCTCAAATGATTCCTGCCACTTGTTCACTAATTCAGGCTGAATTCTGCGAAGAGTTGGGTATATAAACCATCCACGACTGCCACCGCCAGGTGCTCGCCCTGAAAACGCTGGGAACTGTTTAAACCTGTTTGATCCAAACTCAATACCGCCCCAAAGCGTTTGTGTAGTAGCACCACCTGAAAATTTTTGTCTAGCAAACCCATATCTAAACTCACCGATTTTGCTTGACTTCGAAATGCTAACTCCGTCCGCAACTCTTTGCGCAACTTCGCCCGCTTTTGTTCTGCCTCTAGCTGCTTGTTTAATTTCTTCTGATGCAAAATACGCCAAAGCAGCAGACTGCCTTCTTGCTTCATCCGTTGCTTGATCATCCATAAGTTTGAACGCTTTGTAGACATCGCGGAGGTCGGATTTGTCATAGGCAATTTTGGAATCATTAGCCATTTCCTCGCTCCTTTAAAATCTCGACTGCAGTTAGTAAATCTTCTGCGCTTGTCCACTCACTCATTGGAATGTGGGTGGCTATTGCCACCGCAACAAGTAAACGGCTTACGCTTCCTTCTGGATGACTTTTGGGTCATCCGCATCACCAACTATTACGTCGGCAACTGTTTCCATCCAGGCATCCATCGGCTTGACTGGTCTTGCGCCACCGATAGCACGCTTATGGGCATGATAAGCCAAAAACATAAGATCCCACATGCCAATCTTTTCTTTGGCTTGTCCAATCGTGTTTCCTGTCTGTTTCTCCCATTTCGCCCACTCAGGAGGTTGGGCTATGTATGTTTCCTGCTCTCCTGAGTTGTATTCAATTGTTATTGGTAATTTCATTTGTTTGCTCCCGTTTTTTTAATTAAGCGAATGACTCCGCTGGTACTCCGATAACCTGGAATGATAAAGATACAGTCTGGGCATCTGGTGCAGTTCCACCAGCTGATGGCCATGATGGCAATACCTGGAAAGTAAATACTGCTCCAGTTGAAGCTGTAAATACTGTGTTGATACCTGTGTTTGGTGCAGATTCTGAAGCAGACCATAGAATCTCACATAAAGATCCAGTTGCTCCCCAATCGGATAGCATTTCGACATCGAATACAAAATCGTTGTCAATAACTTTGTAGGATTTTCCGTCTAGTGTTTCATAGACTTGACGATCCATTGATCCAGTAAGTGTTGCTGTTGTTGCTTGTGCATCGAAATTATTACCGCCAATAGTGAAGGTAATATCGCGACCGGTAATAACTGTCGTTGGCATTTTGCTCCTTAGATTGTTCTCGTGTAATAGGTAGAAACTCTCACGTCTGCAATTAGCAGAGTGCTTGCTCCAACTTGTGTAACTGTTGGTCTTTCGACCGAGCTGACGATGTATCCTGCTGGGATCACTGCCAGAACGCTGATGATTAGTTGTTCGATATTGTCCAAAGATGCTGGGTTGCTGTTATAGGCAACGGCAACTGTGATGGTCATATTAATCTTGGCTCGAATATTTGATTTGCTTATTGTTTCAAATTCAAGGTACGGCGAATCTGGCACGCAAACCACTGCTGGCGGAATAACTGATTCTGGTACGAAACTGTAAACATTACCTGCAACGCTTGCTAAAGCTGTTGCTAAAGGTGTTCGGACTTGCTCAAGGATTGTCTGATTAGGCATTATTGAGCCATGCTTTCAACATCGATAAAAGGACCTAACAAGCCAACGCATCGATTAAATAATGATCTGCCCATTCTAAAAGGTGTTGCTGTGAAATCTACGCCTTCAATCTGACCTCCTCCTGCAAGGCGAGATTGGAATACTTCTAAAGATACTGCGAAGGTTGCTGAGCGGACTGGTTGGTTGCCAACATAAGTTGCAGCAGCTGTAAGGGTTGCAGTTCCTGATGGGATGATATTTGCGCTCGCCACATCTGCGTTTGTAATGGCGCATGAGAATGTATATTGTCCAAGATTATCTGCAAGGATTGTGCGTGTTCCATTGTAAGGTGCTCCACATCCTGCGATGACGACTGATTGACCTTCAGTAAATTCATGGATGCCTAAAGTGGTGAATGTTGCTACGTTATCTTCTAAAGCAGCTTCTTGAATAGGGCTTTTGAAAGAAACCAACATTGGAAGGATCACGCCTTCTGCGGTATCGATAATTTCATTTAAATAACTGTCTGAATATAAGGCAGAAGACACACCAAGCACGGCTCTCAACTCACTTGCTGAAATAATGCTAGGCATGTCTTCTCCTTAACTCCCATTACAAAGATGCCAGAGATCGGGAGCAACCCCTGGCACTATTTGATTAGGAAACTGTTAACTTACGGAATGCAGTTGGGTAGCGGTTAACTACTGCAACATAACCATAAACACCAATCTCAATACGGCCATTTGCAACAATGTTGGCACGTAGTTCGATTCTTGGTGATTCATGGAAGCGCATTGCGTTTGATGGGTAAACCAATGCAAACTTGTCGCCTGTGTAGTTAGGATCTACAACTAGAGAAAGTCCTGCGACTGTTCCCTGTGTCGAACCTTGAGAAATTAGACCGCCAGCATTCTGCGGAAGCGCAGCTGCAAATAGTGGTCGGTTTGAACCATCAACTGCTGAAAGCAAGCCAGTGAAACTGACTGTTCCTGCTGCTGTTGGAGCAACGCATAGGCGGTTTGGAGTTGAACGAGTTACCTCGTATGAATCAGCAATTCCGTCAGCGATTGCTGCGTAGATTGATGCTCCAGTTGAAGCTGCTGCTGCATCACGTGCAAGACCTAATGCGTAAGCATCTGTCTTTTGTGCGTATGATGCTGCTAACTCACGAACTAATAAATCAGCGAATGATCCGCCATCAATTGCAGAACGATCAAATAATTCAACGTTTACAACGTTAGCACCAGCAAATTTAACTACTGTGTCCTCTTGGTATGTAACAGTTGTGTCAGTTGATCCAAATTCAGCACCTTCAGCAGTTTGTGCAACTGATGCTTGTGTTCCCAACACTGGAGTAAAAATTTTCATTCCAGTTGCAGGAAGCGGTGCACGCTCGATGCTATCGATGAATGGACGTGATGCGTCAATGATTCCAATTGCATCTCGTAGGTAATTAGGTGGAACAGAACCTGTGTTCTCAGATACTGTTGCAATTTGTAATGCAGCAACTAGATCACGTGCATCTGTGTCGCCTTGAATAGCACGAACTTGTGCGTTTAGATATTGTCCAGCAGTAACATTTGTGTCAACACGTGGCTTTGTGTAAGCAACGTATTGTGCAGTTACGATTGGAGCAGTTTGTGCCGCTTCTACCGCTTCGGATGCGATAGGGGCTTCTGAAATAATCTCAGACACTTTTTCCTCCTGTGGTTGTTCATCCGTAGCGGTTGCTTCGGAATTCTCTGGTGTTTCGCTTGCTGCTACCTCTGTAACACGAGCAGAATCGATTGCTGGCTCGGTAACAAGGCTGACCTCTTGCAATGAACTTGATTTGATTTGCAATACGCCATCTTCGTTTTTCCACTCGTTGATTTTCACACCAACGCTGAATCCATCGCGTAATCCTTCGGCTGCTTCTAATAATGAATCATCGCCAGCGATAGTTGCTGCAACTTTAAAAGTGGCTTCGATACCTGTTTCATCAGCTGTAATATCCATTAAACGACCAATTGGACGGGTGCGGTCATGCTCAAGTAATAATTTAACTGGCTTTGAGAAATCGATCGAATCCTTCTGGAATACAGTCGCTCCTGCGCTGGTCATTCCTAACTCATCCCAACTTACAATTTTTCCAGAGATGGTTCGCTTTTTGCTATCAGCGGCGGTCAGTGTTATTGGGAAATTAATCTTCATCGGATTAAATCCTCCTCTTCTTGTATTTGCTCAATGCTCATCGCACCGATGCGGTTTAGGATCTCATAAACTTGTGCACGCTCTAATGCTGACCCACGTAGGAAATCATCAATATCAAATCGTGTTTCAATTCCATTAGGGCAGAAGTCTGCCTGGCTTAGACGTTGCTCAATTGCTGTAAGAATTGGACGAAGTGAAAAGTCAATAAGTGCTTTGCGCTCTGCGGTCATGTTTGAGTATGTCATCGATGTAGTTTCAGCAGATACGAATGAGGCCGGTATTCCTGACGCTCTTGCGATTTCTAAAGCAAGATATTGACGTGCTTCGTTTAATTGTAATTTAGCAGGATCAAATCCAAGTGCTTGCAATTCAACATCAGCATTTAAGAATGCAGTTGATCTTGTTTGACGGCTTTGTGTCCAAGATGAAAGTAATTTTGAAATACGCTCTGGAGTTAAGTTTGTGCCATTTGATTTTAAAACCATTTGTGGCATAGGCTCTTTGGCGTACATTTCTGCAGCCTTTTCTAATTCAGCAGCAGCTTTAATTGTGCGACCTGCTCGATTTAGAATTCCCTCATCTAATCCATTAAATACAATTAAAGATCCCAAACCAAAAGGCGGTACTCGCTTTTGATCGACTGTGTAGTATTCAATTTCCGTAGAATCAGCATTTAATGATGCAAATACTCTGCTAGGTGCAATTCTTGTCCATGCACGAATTCTTGAAGCATCTGTTGAAGAATAAGAATCCATGACCATTCCATAAGCCACTCCGTATAGCAAAAGATCCTCTGCGATCCATGCGTAAATTGCAGAACCAGCAACACGTGGATCTGGTTGCATAATTACACGATTTGGACGGATGTGCTCATTTGTAAAATGGTTGTATTGCTCGATTGGTAATGAGCCAACTGTTGAGCAAATAATATTTCTGGCGCGTGCTCCAGATGGGATGGCCATGTACTGTTCACGAGTTGCAGTCGTACTGCCAAACAGAATACCGCCAACTAATTGCTGAGAATTGTAAGGTGCAAGTGCTGCTAATACATCTAGCGGATCAGTTGCTTGTTTTGTCGTAAAGCGATCGAATAGTCCCATTGGCGTAAATTATACCTTATGTCCGACTTATCCGATTTGTATGTCAACCTCGGTTTCAACTTGTGTCGCAAAGTATGAAACAAGGGCAGTTGCAACGGCTGCACAAACTGCAACCCTTGATGCTCTTCGACCAATAATCCAGGCACCATCGCCAAAAGGTAATCTTGCAGCTGATAAAACTTGCTGAGTTAATTCTTCTTGATCTCCATGCTGTAAACGATGGCTGTTGATTGCTCCCAGCCAACGATCGCAAGATTCTGAGTAAATTGCGCCATCCATGTCAGTCGTGGGGATTCCTGCTTGCTGTAAACGACTGGCAACCGCTGCAGCTGTTCTTTTGCTGTAGGCAATGGTTTCAACCTGGTATTTGCGATAATACGGGGCAACATCGTTTGCAATTGCTAAGTCGTTTAACGAGAAGTCATTTGACCAGGTATGTAATAGTTGCACGTAAAATCTTTCTCCTGGCATTCTTTGCGCAGCGACTAATGCGCCAAACTTTCTATCTGGACTTAAATCCAATCCCATCCACATTGTTTTGTCAGGATCTAATGGAATTGGCTCGATTGCGCATGATTGCCATTTCTGAGCATCTACAACTGAATTAATCGTGTCAACCCATTGGCATAAAACTTCTGTGCGCACAATATCTGGAGGATCGTTAATAACTGCTTTTAAATTGTCTGGATGGATTGTTATGCCCAAAGATGGATTGGCTTGAGCGAACGCTTCCCAGTTCGGCTCACCCGACGGAAGGGTGATAGGAGTGTTTGGTTCTGCACTCCATTCAAACCAACCAATATCATCATTTGCACCTCCAGCAGCTGCTAATGCTCTGGATCGTAATGAGTTTAATACAATCGAATGCTGATCTCCTGCATTTGAATAGATCCAGGTTTGCGGATTCTTTGCAGCCATCATTGTGTATCGCATAGATGACCAAGCATCTTGATCTTTGTATTCTCTTAATTCATCCATGTGGATTGTTTCAGGCTTGCTAATACCACGTGATGCGTTATTGCTTGCCTTAATAACAATACGTCGATTACCCTTTAACTCTAATTCTTCTGCACCATGTTGCCATCGGATCTTTTTGACCTCGGATGCAAGTTTGTCATTCTCTTCAATTAGGGCAATTATCTGTCGAAAGGTTTCAAGTGAGGTTGTAAGTCTGTGAGCGGATGCAAGCTGTAACCCTTCGCCCCATACGTAAGCACCAGTCAACATGCGAAGCATCATGAATGTACTTTTGCCATTCTGCCTAGCGATTACAAGTCCATTTTCAGAATGATGCCAGCGACCATCTGGCTTGATCTTGTGCCCATGAATCGCCACAAACTTCTGCCATTCCATAAGCGGTATGCCTATCTCAGCTGCAAAGTCGATCATCTCTTGACCTTTAGACGGCAGATCGTTGAGTTTGGAGTGAATACGTGGAGTTGCCACACCTCCTATTTTCGATTGAGCCTGATCTAAAGCGATCTGGTCTGATTCAAGCATGTTTAATCTGATTCAAAAGGATCGTGCCCGATCGAGGTGTTTCGTCGGTTAGAAAGATCAATGGGGGTCGGTGGTGTCCTGTGGCTCACAAAAAAACGCCCCCCTTTAGAATAATTACATCTTTTACATGCAGCAACTAAATTATCGTCCGTATCTAATCCACCTACTCTGCGTGGAATGACATGATCTACTGTATCAGCCTCTTGTGCACAGTACTGGCAGATGTAGCCATCTCGCCTAAGTATTCTCTCTCTTGTCTTACGCCACGTTCTTGTGCCTACACCTGGCTTTGCCATCAATACCAGCCTTTCTTCTTATGAAAGGCGAGCGCATTACATGCTGTTTGATGTCTGTGCTTTATGTACTTCAAGCCTTGATCAATCTGTGTATATGGATCTTTAGTCTTTGTCTTTAACAGCTGTGCTATTCCATACGCACTTGACTTAGGATTCTTTGCTGTTGGTATCCATCTTGATTCTTTATACCAGAGATCACTTAAACAATAGAACTCTTTGAAATCATGGTTTAACTGCATGAATGCGTACTGCTTGTAGATGTTTTTGTTATCTGCTTGTACTGGCTCTAAGGCTATTATCTGGCTTACAGATATAAGTATCCCAATTAGGTGCCACCTTGCGAGCCATCCCCTACGGGGCTCGCCTTTTCGCCCTTGAGGCGAATGTCTTCTAAAGGTTATCATATGAATGCAAATCCTTTCGTATAACCGCAGGTCAGACGGCATTTCTTTACTGTTTACATGCACCGCATTTATTAAATTGCATTTTCCAAGATCCACATAAATGGCATCTTTCAACTTCTTTATCCATAATATCCTCATCCAATCTGGCACCTTTACGATAGCATTTTTGGCATTCCGCAATAATGATTCCAACGGGCACATCCCATCCATATTCAATCTCAAATATAGTGGGCTTCTTGCACGCATTGCATTTCATCATTACGCCTTCGATCATGGCTTAGCACCCCAGCCCCTACCTTTAAAGATTGCTGGTGTAACTGCAAACACTTTACGCATTTCAGCCCCACAAATATCGCAGCGAGGGGTTTCATGGTTAAATGGTAAATCAAATTCCACAATAACCTCCTCGCCTGGACATTCATAGTCATATTTAGGCATGATGGCCATAATCGATTCTGTTAATTACTCCACACCCTACGCATTTGAGCAATCCCTCCACATGCACCATTCTTGGATCATTACACATATCGCAGCATTCATTCAGCGGCACTACGTCCGGCACCACTGTGCCATCTGAATGAAACTTAATGCGTAAGCGACCCTCCTGAATTATTTCTAACTCGCCCATTTATTTGTCCTTATCTGGATCTGGAAAATAGAACTTGCCATTACTTGTAGTTTTAGCCCAGTGCGGTTCGCATTGATCGGCTTTGCTTTTTTCTACACATACATAACCTAGAAATGGTCTGCCTGTTTTAGATGTTCCCTCTTTGCGTAGCATTTGACCATGCTTACAATCAAAGGATTCGCCTACCTTTTCGGCATTTAACTCTTTGGCAACATCATCAACTGACCAGGCTAAAGGTGCTGGTTCTTCTAGTTTAGGTGCTGACCAATCTGCGTTGCGTAAAGCATCAACTACAGCTGCGGTTCTTGTTCCAGGTGCTCCGTAAGATGGTTTTGTATATTCTTGGTTCGCCTTGACAACCTTTTGCATTTCTTGCTGCGATGGTCTTTTGCCTTTGGTAGCGTATCCAGCATTTGCCAAAGCCCTACCAATTGCAGAAGTTTCGCAATTCTCAAGTGCAGAAGTTTGATTAACACCCCTCGATGCCACTGTTTCTTCAGCGATACCGCTTGTCCAAGCCTTCGCATCAGCCTCAGTTCTATAAAGCCTAGCCATAACAATAAAGCGATCTTTCGATGCTTCCAGTAATTCGGTTTCAATACGCCCATCTTCATGTTCCTTCCAGAACTTTTCCAATCGGACTTCGACTGGCTCATAATCATCTAAGTTAAAACCCATAATCTATCTCCTGTTTCCCTTGTCGGTATTCTTGTTGGGCACGTAAATCCCAGACGCTGCCATCACTCCAAGATTCCAAAGTGTGTCTGCATTTGTCGCAGTAGGCTCTTTGTAAGCCATTGTTGCTCGTTGAAATCCATGTCGCAGGGTTTTGACCTTTGATCGTATGGGCTCCATATTGATTCTTACAGTAATCACACCAAACATTGCGATTAGAATTTTTCGTAATCATCGCTCAGCTGCGCTTCGAGGACATCTTCGTAGAATCCCAAATAAGCGACTGAATCTGCAATTGAGTCATGATGTGATGGCGTTTCAACCAGACGAGCGATTTTGAGCCCGACCATACAAAGCACAACCTGGTGCGCTGTAATTGGCATGTCGAGAATACCTGACCAGATATCAGCAATTCGCTTGTGGTTGGTATATGGAGATCCATAAATTCGACCTCTGTCTTGTGATAATAATGTTGCTTCTGCAAATAGCTGCTCACGATTATCGGACATTTTGTTTAGCCATCTTTACGCCTTGCTCGTAACCAGCAAGCCAGGCTTCATCTGTTTTCTTATTCATGCGCTCTTCTCGCCAAGCCATAAATCCCCACAAAGCAAATGTGCCAAAGATAATTATGGCAACTGCTTGTGTGTCTGTGATGTTTTCCATTTTGCTCCCGATCTCAGGCGTTTGCCTGTTGGGATTAAGTATGTGCTAGATCAGCGACAATCTGTATAAGTGTGATGGCGTGTCAGATAACAATACTGTTATCAATAACATCAACGGCATCATCAATTGTGCGTTCTTTGTAGTCTGTTTCCCTAGACATAGGATTTTCCTAAAGCTGTAAACGATCCATCTTTGTTAATAGGGACTAGCGTGGGGGTCATGTTCTTACCATCCCATTCTAGGATTACGATGCCCATAGCCCAATTGGCTATACCCTTAGTATAGGATGCTTTTGACTTGTTCATCAGGTTTCCGGTTTCTATGCCCCAAATTGTCCTGTAATTGGCTCCTAAGCCCTCTGTGTAGGCACTTAGCCCTAACTTATGAGTATGACCACAAACAACGCTCTTACCAGCCTTCTTGGCTAGATTAAGGGCAGTTATGCCTGGATTCGGGTTTGCATTACCTTCATCGCCATGTGCCAAGATCCAACCCTTTTCAAACTCATAAAAGGTCTTATGAAATGTTATGCCCATTGTCGCAAAGTCCATGAATTTTTCGTACTGTAATTCAGGTAGGCTGATTAAGCCAGGTACTTTTAAAAGAGTGTTGTATAGGCGATCAGTATGATTAGAGCGGACAATATGAGCCTCTCTAGCGTGCTCGGTGAGATCCCAGAATCGACTGAGTAAGTTCACGATCCCTGTGTAAAGTCTGCTCATAAGCCAAAGGTGTTTTTTCAGCCCAACGGCTAATGGTTTGAAAATCAATCTCATCACCAACATTAAGTACACTGTCAAACTTCTCCCGTCTTGCTAACTTGATAACATTTTTAACAGCTGCCTCATGGTGATAAGGAATCTGTAAATCTGAAATAACCAAGTATCGCTTAATCGAAATCCTCATCGTCATCAGTTGGATCAATCGAAGGAATGATCGCACCATCTCCGACAATCCAGTCGGGTAGGGTTTGTTTCTCGGACATCAGGTAGAGCGCAATTGCTTCTGAGAATCCCGCTTTACGAGCTGCTTTGTAGCATTCTTGCAAAGCCATGTAATGCACATCCAACTTAGTTAATGGCTCTGGCGACTTACGCACAATCCGCTTCTTTGCAACCTTCTTACGAAGTGCTTGCTTTTTGCGTGTGTTTGCCATGTTTAAAATTATCGCTCTAGAAGTATGTTATAGATCTCATCGACACGCTGATTAAGGCGTTTAATTTCAGTCAATAAATGGCTGATGACATACCCAGCAAATCCGCCTAATATGCCAATCGTTGCAATGTAAAGAGTAAAGAAATCCTGTTCGGTCATAGTTTAGTCGTTATGCCGTATTCAGATTCTTTTGGATCTAATGCTTTGACTAGCGGTGCTACAAGTGCACCAAGCAATACTGCGTACTCTGGTCGCATATCTCCAGCAATTGCCAGGGCTACTGTAAGTCCAGAAGCTGCTACAGCTCGCAGGTAAGATTTGATTGCTGCTTTATGTTTCTTGCTTAGTTTCATGCTTTGCCTCCGAGAAGTGGGATGTCGAAAAACGATCTGTCCTGATCTCCCGCAGGGCTAAAGGAAATGTGGATGTGCGACTTGTGTGGGTTAAATCCTTTGTAAGTCCTGTATTTCCAATTACCTCTAGCAGACATAATTTTACCATCAAAGATAATGTAACTGATGCGTTTGCGTTTATCCGCTTTGGCGTAAA